GACCATTAATATTTAAACTAACAATTTCATCTATCGCAGTTTCTATTGCTTTATCATAATCTGGTTCACTTAGATCATCAGAAGTTGTGGCGATTCGCGCGAGATATGCGCAAGTAAAATATTTCTTATCTTCATCGTATCGTCTCCATTCATCCCACTGTGTAAAAGGATCGAACGGATTGTCTATGGTAGATAACATTATAGCTGACATTATGATTCTCCTTTCAGTGCATTGGACAAAGTAGAAACAGATACACCAAGCATGTCTGCGATCTGAGCTAAAGTTCTGCCTTGTTGTTGATAGATCTTAGCACGAGCGATCTTACTATCCGACATAAGAACCTTTGTTCTCGGTGTAGCTAAAGTTTGTACAACATCTAAGTTTGTATTATTTAATATTTGTGTTAATAAAGAATTACTAATTGCTCCAGCTTCGATAGCTTCCCATTCTCTCTCAGTAATTTCAACTCTTTTCTTAGTTGCTCCAATACGCTCTCGCATGTCATTCAATACTTGTCCTTTAAGTTTCTTAATCTGCGATCCTTCCATATCAGGATTTGCAGCTTTTCTCATATCGACAACTTTATTACCGACAAGATGTACCTGTCTTTCTAATGGTGCGTTAGCTAATGCTATCCGTAATTTAGAATTCAGGGAGGCTACTTCTGAAGCATATGCCTTCTTTGCAGAAGGGGAATAAGGCGACATCTTTATAGCGGCACTCTCTTTACGGGCAAGGTCTCCTAATGCCTTCATTGAATTTGCATAATCAGCATAGATAATTTCAATGGGCTCAGCGTTCTTACTCATTAGGGTACGGGCGTTATTAGTTTCATACATCTTTTTAGACTTGACCTGGGTCTTTATAAAGTCCCCCTTCTTATTATAGTACCCATCATTTGTAGGGGCGTAGACTTTCTCCCCAGTCTTGACATCAACAGAGTACTCCCCTTTTCTAACAAGGGTGCGGCCAGATGCGAGGGCTTGTTCTTTGGTCAGCGCCTTTCTTTTAGGTACTCGTTCTTCTGAGCTAGCTTTACTGATTAATGTTGCTGCTCCTCGAGGATTTGTCAAACTCCCACCTTGGTACTTGACCTTTAATTCAGCTATGCCATTATCTATATAGGACTGCTTGTAATTAAGCTCATGTTTCTCCGCATCTATAACAACCATGGAGTGTTTTACAGCCCTTGCTATTTCAGAAGGGGGGGCACCTTTAACTGTCATATCAGTTATCAAGTTAGATACTTTGCCCATCTCTTGCTGTTTTACTTTACTAGTCATGACAGGCATACCTTCATATTTAGGGAATGCTGTCTTAGGGTTAAAGCCTTCTAGCGATTTCAAGGCCGCATCTGCTTTAATAATACGTGGATCATATGGAATTGAGATAACAGTGTCCCCATCAAAGTCAGCTCCAGATAGTTGCTCAGCAGTACGAGGTGTGATCCCAATAGCATCAACCGCATTACTTCCTAATACGGCAATACCTTCTTTATTCTTTGTATTGTTAGTAACAATAGGAATTTCAAATACGCCAGCATGTGGGTATCGAATTAAAGCAAGTTGTTCACCATCTCTGTAACTTGGCGAATAGCATTCATTATCTTTTAGTGATACAATTGGTATGATAACATTGGAAGTCTGTCTAGGCAAAGCGGCTGCTTTTAAATGAACAGCTTTCGAATCACAATCATCAGCAAAAGAGTCCAATAGACGTTGTTTAACGGCTGGTTGGGTAATCTGCATATACTGATCAAAGGTATCTTTAGAGTCAATGTAGGCTAAATTCAATTGCTGCGAGGCAAGTTCTGGTGGTTGTTTGGATAAGAACTGACTGGATAATGTTTTACTCCAGGTTTGCCAACTTCCATCTACCCCAGAGTCCTGCTTTCCAGCGAACCCAACGATATTGAGTGCTGATTGTTGTTCTTTTCCGTTCTTATCTATATATGTCATCTGTCTAATAGATGCTCCAAATTCATTAATCTTTTGTTTTCCATCTGATGCTAAGTAAATCGCCCCACCATCATCTGTGTCCACGACGGAATTCATCTTTTTCATCGCTCCATGTTTTCCTGCGGAAGAGTTCTTTGTTGAGTTATAGATAACGTCTATACCATCAGGCATATTATCTGAATAGATAGCCATACCTTTCATGTAGTGGGAACCATCGACTGCAATTCGAACCTGCCCATAGTGTTTATCCGGAGGTAGAGATAAATCTGGAACATTTCTTCTAAGCTGAATTACTCCATCCATAGCAGACCCAGAGGGTGTATCGTCGTCAAATCGAACCATGATTCTTTTTGAATCTACAGATACAGGAGGATTTAATGACTTATAAGATTCCCCACCATCGGATGACCAATCTGTAATCATACGAATTTCGGAAGAATTTTTAGATGCATAAACATAAGCCATTGTGGACTCTTGTTCTTCCTTTGTTTTGGTTTTCCATTTATCAGGATCTTTTATCTCATAGTCAGCTCTAGCTTTAGCCATAGTTTCTGGTGACATAAGTACTCGAACAGTTGTCTTATTGGTGGTGCCTAGCTGTGGTGTTTGGATTTCGGTTACGACATATCCCTGTGATTCAAGTTGAACTATAGAGACATCCATTTTTGTTCGCGTAACGCCTAACTGTAAATTGGATGCTTGCCCAACATCTATCATCCCTTTTTCAGTTGCCTGCTTTGCCAACATCTTCTTCGTAGCTTCATTAACTCTATGTCTTTCCTGTGTCTCAGGTAGAAGAAGGTTTTTAACTGTATTAGGGCTGACTTCCAGTCTTTTAGAAATAGCAACATCCGAATATCCCTTTGCTCTAAGGCGAGCCGCCATTGCAGATTGAGCTCCATATTTTGCCTCGGATTCCATATGAATTTGAGCCCTAAGTTCAGTTGTGTTTTTTAGACCCAGCATCTCCGCGATTTTTGGTTCGGATACTCCTTCCTTTCTGAGTTCAGCACGCAGAGTAGAGAGCGATTTGGATCTCTGAGGGTCCTTACCAGAACCCCAAGGGTAACGTCCACTATGTCTCGGAGTTCCATAATGTCTTGCAATTTTCTTAGATCTGTCGACCCCTATATAATACACCATGGATAAATGCACCTCCTATTCTTTTATTTCGTCAATCCTTTTATCAAATAGTAAAATTTTGTCCATAATGTATAGAATATCTTCAGGGTCCGGATTTTCAATCAGTACCTCATCCAATTGGTATATCCTTAATTCTATATCTAGATCTCTTGGATTGTACGCATATTCTAAACAAAATAATGCAGCATAGATTCTTAATTGTTGAATCGAAGCCGGAGTTCTCCCATTTTTTAAATCATGAATTCGTAACATATTATTATGGAACGAGATTGCGTCTGCAGTCCCAAAGCAATTGTACGAATAGAATAAACAAACTTCTGTGTTCATACGGTAACCAATTCCATCATTTACATACATGTTTAATGTCTTATTGTTTTTTGGGAGTTTAACTCTTAAGTTAATTAATTGCGAGGCAAGCTCATGGAGCTCAGTGCCTAATTGGGATGCACGCCAATTTGAATATACACCTTCCAGTTTCTCTTCATCATACCCAACCCATGCATATTTACTTGGAGCGAGAAAAGCATGTGCTCCGTTAAGATTGTGTTTATTAAATTTCACTCATTGTACCTCCTTTTCAATTCTTTTAAAATTTCTTTTTTATTCTCGGGGTAAACAAACATTGCATTATTACAGAGCGGTGATTCATTTACATAATAATCCTGATTAGGTTGTCTTGCTGAATCGACACTTCGTTTTCCTTCTAGCAAAACATATCTACCGTTAGGAAAATAAACAGTAGCATCAGGAAAGCCCTGTATACATCCAGCATCATTTGGAATGACTTCAGCTCCTGGGAAGTTGTTTCTAATTTCTGCATATAATTCGTTTTTAAAAGCAGACTCTTTTTTCATTGGCCACCTCCTTTCTTTAAAAATATAAAGTATGTGTTATAATAAATAGAAAAAATAAAAGAAATGTACAGGACTCGAACCTGCGACACGTTCGGATTAACTCCGAATTGCTCTTCCACTGAGCTAACATCTCTTTTATAGATAAGTCTATTATAACGACATCCTTATCCTTTCATTATAGGGCATGTTATTGTTGCGATTGTGAAATCTAAAGTGAAAGCCACTTCCCTTCATTAAAATTTTCTTTCTGCGTTAATGCTTTCTGTATCGCAACGTCAATAGTGCTGTTTGTAACTAGATGATAATAATATAAAAAGCGATAAGGTGTATTCATTCTGTCAATACGCCCCACGGATTGAGTCAAAGCTTTATAAGAGTAGGTTTGTGAATAGAATATAATACAATCTGTTTCTATGCAGTTCCAAGCTTCCTGTGCGGCTGTGTATTGACATAAGTATACCCAAGTTTTACCGACAGGTAATTCATCATGGTTGTGTCCATTCCATTCAGAATATAATAACTTATTATCTTGGCACCATCCTCTTAATATATCTAGTTCATAATTAAAATTATAAAATATAATTAAGCGCGGGTGTTTCTTAAAAATTATGTCAATTGCTCTTAATCGTGATTCATCGCTATTTACAACTCGCCTAAGGAGATAACATAATTGACCACTATCACGTATGGGTTTATTCTCGTAAATATTCCAGCGACGCTTGAACAACGTATCGTAATCTCTCTGATCATAATCACAAATAACATTTTTATGATGCTGAGTCGTTGCACGAACTGAAGGCATTTCCACAAGGATTGAATCTCTTAATTTTATTAACTTTGATATGTTTAGATATCTCTCAACTTTCGGGTACTTTGTAAAACGACTCCACACGACATGCTCTCTCTCAAATTCTGTCTTGTTCTTATAGAACCCATTTGCAACGAACAACGATGTATATTCCATAAAGCTATCGCCAGGGGTTGCTGATAGTAATATCCAGGTATTCTGTTTTGTAATTTTGAGGAATGAATATGTCCATGCACCATAGCCTGTAATTTTCGTTTCGTCGAATATAAAAATACAATCTTTTACTTTTTCATATTTTTTAATATTGTTCCAAGAGTCAACGGTATGAAGATCCATTGGGACCATTGCTGCCTCGGCAGACCAGTCCCCAGAATCTCTTTTTTTTGGTGTAGTTATAATATATATGGGAGTCTTATTCTTTGGTTTTTTGTAAGTATGCGTTGGGTATAGCGGGGTTTGTCCATCAAGGACCGTTTCAAAAATATAAACGAGGGAGGTGAGGGTTTTACCAGCACCAGTCCCACCTCTTAACACACAACCATTCCTCATCCTTCTGATAGCATCTATTTGGTAATCTGTTAACTGAATCAAACCCGTCTCTCCTTTCTAAAATACTATTGAAGTCCACCTCCGCAGTGACCGTCGCAAATATCACAATCTCCGCATCCCCCAATCGATTCTTGTGCTGAATCTAATGATCGAGAATACTTTTGAGCTAACTCGTCAACAACTAGTACAAAATATCCAGTTTTTAGATATGCTTTAATGCCGCTTTTGCCCGACACATTCCATTCATATCCCCTAAGTATTAAATCAACTTGCTCAAATTCTGCGAAGTCTAAAACATTAATGTTCTGCTCATCTAGTCGAGTCATCTTTCCATCAGAAACTAACACCACATTTGGAGGATAGTTCCCAAAATTAAGTTTAACACTTATAATTGGTTGCGGTGGCGCATCCTCATAGGAGTTCAACCATCTAATACTCCACCCGTCTGCCTCCATTTCTTTAGCTACGTCCTCTGGCAAAAATACACAGAAGTTTCTGTTTCCTGCGGCGTTAAACTTTCCTTCTGCGCCCTCAAAATTTCTAAATGCAATTCTTGCGTTATCAATTCTTACCTCTAATTTATCTTTTCTTTTTCCTTTAGTCATTTTATCTATTCTCTCCTTTCAAAAATATAGCATTTGCTATTGGCACCATAGGCGGTGTATCATCAAAACCTATTAAATCTTCCTGCGAATTATTACTATTTAACTCATATTCTACAAAATCTTCAATTGGACCAAATTTACTAATTGTTTTTATAGCATCATTTAACATGGTATTAAAATATAAAAGGTCAATTTGATCTTCTTGGCCAAGACTTTTAACAATATCACTTTCTTTCCATAGATATCCTTTCGTTCCTACTACGGCTGTATATTTGTCATCTTTTGCTCTTAATAATTTTCCACCACCAGTATTCGGCATTACCGGAACAAAAGACCCTACCTTACCAACATGGGTGTAATTATGCTCACCCTCTGGAACACCTTCAATAAAATCTAAATACATAATAGCAGGACTTGTTACGCTCTTGGTTTGTTTATAATCATCAAACAAAATTGCATCCTGTGTAAACAATGTTTTAAATACATATGGTTCTGCAAACTGTGCTCCAACAGCGGACCACTTCCCAATTAACCTTTTCTTTTCAGCCCAGTCATATTTTGCAATAAAAACCGCATTATTGACTAAGCACATTTTTTCATAAGTTGCCTCATGTTCAAATACATATCCGTATTTCTTGCCGAACTCTTTACAGAATTCAATAATTTCGGAAGAAGCATCAGGAATCTTTATAGAATCCGTCTTGATGTGTGCTACTGTGAACCCAAGTTTCTGTACCTCATCCTGGAGTGTCTTCATAAACAATGCGCCGCGAAGTGCAACAATGTTGTTAACATTTCGTTTATCCCTCATAGCATTCTCGAAGGATGCACTTGTTAGACCATATGCAC